GTCCATCTTACCTAAATCATCTAAAACGGCATTAAATACATCCGCAGAAGTTCCTTTACCTTTATTGAAATTGTCCCAAACCTTTTGTGTTTGGGGTGACATTTCAGCAAAGGCATCAGATACACCCTTAGAACCATCCTGTACCCGAATACCGAACTCTTTTACAAGGTCGTTAATGTAATCGAGATTATAACTGCCATCACGAGTCCCGTTTGCCATAATGGTAAACATCTCGTTAGCAGAGAATCCGGCTTGTTTGTACAGCGGAGCATATTCGGCCACATTATCAAACATTTCATTTGAATAGTTCAAACCTTCTTGTCCACCAGCAGCAAATAAATCGAATGCTTCCTTTGAAGAAATACCAAACTGATTCATTAACTGCCCTGCACCACGAGTTACTTCATTGATATCAGAATCAAATGTTTTACCCAATGTCATAGCGCTTTTTGTAGCTTCTTCTAATTCTTCGTGAGGGACTTCTTTCATATTCTGATACACTTTTATAAGAGACTGATCTACTTCTTCAATACTCTGGCCAAATCCATCTTTCCAAGTTTCTTTTGCGACTTTACCAAGGTTTTCTGCACCTTTTTCAGTAAGTCCTAAAGAAGATTGGATGTTTCTTTGAGATGTATCGAAGTCAGACGCTACTTTAACAGCAGCAGCACCGATACCAGCTAAAGGCAAGGAAACGCCCGTTGTCATGTTAGTACCAACATCTTTCATTTTGTTACCTACATGACTAATTGACTCCCCTGCCTTTTGGAATTTATCGTGCATTCCATTTGCAGTTTTTTGTACACGATCTTCGAATTGTTGTAAATCTTTATAAGCACCTTCTGCTTTAATACCAATCGTTCCGAACAGTTGGAACATTTCAGCTAACATTTACGCACCCTCTTTCACGGGGCCGATAACCATTTTATTCTGCATCTTCATCGTCTTCTTGGAAGTGGGCCATGATCTGCTCAACATGCGCTTCACATTCTTCTTTCGTCCATACTTCACCCATTTCATAAGACGATTCTTTATCGCCCTGGTTGTCAGTGAGCCCAAAGGCTTGAAGATAATCATTGAAAGTAGTACCTTCTTCAAGCTGACGAGTTTGAAAGCCAATGAACGCCATCTTCTTCCACTCATTTAGTTCTTCTTGCTGCTCTTCTCGTGCAATTAGAGAAAACAGGTCCATTAAACGCGAATACGGTATAGATAAGACATAATCATCTGTCCATCCATACCGTTTTTGTATCTTGTCGAAAGCACGTAACATATTTTGTTCTGCTTCCTCTAAATATTCATCTGAGTCTTCATTTACGCTAGGATTGGCGCTGCTGGTTGGTTCCATTTCTCGCTCTGAACTTTCACTAGCCCCTGCACTTGGTTGAAAAAAGTCATTAAGTCTTCACTTTCCAGTAATCCTTGAATAACAGAAACCATTGCTTCGGGAGGGAGTTGGCAAAATTCCTCTTTCTTAGCTTTTAGTAAACTTGCAAAGAACTCTGTGAAATCATCCTCACAAGCTGGGATCATTGTTAGTACACGTAAAGCAAACTCTAAACCTTTTTGTTTTTGTTGTTCTTTAAGTGCAGCTAACTGAACGTTTTTTTCTTCTTCTGGAAGGGACTCTGCAGCTTTTGTTAGTTCATCCATTTCATTTTTAGCTTTACCGAAATCTGCAAAATCAGCTATTGCATGGCGTCCAACTTTAGAAATAATCTTAGCGAACCGCCAAACATCCGTTACATTTAAGCGACGCATCAATATTTTCTCCCCTAAAATTGTGATTTCTGTACCGGTATTCATCATTTTTTCTAAAATAGATTTCATTTCGTGCTCTCCTTTTAGCATTTAGCTCGTTTTATGTAATAGAAAACCGACTACCATTTATGCGGTAGCCGGTGCTTTTTGTACTGTTGTTTTCTTTTTCTTTGGTAAGTAGATGTCGTATGGTGGTGTAGTTGGTGCAGATTCACTGTAATGACCGATAAATTTACATTTTAAACCAACCGTTCCTTTACCGTCTTTTAGATCTACTTCAATAGATGAAACTACCATTGCATTACGAATTACAAAAATGACTGGTAGCTCACTACCCGAAATCATACCAATGAGTGCAATATCATGATAGTTTGAATCTGGAATATCATTTGAAGGTTTCATAATATCGTAATCTTCTTCAGTTGTACTATCTACCGTCATACCAGGTAAAGCTAACTGCAGGTTTTCTTTTGTGAACTCTACTAATGTAAGTTCTACATGCGGTTCATCTTTTAATAACCACTTACCACGCACCATTTTACCTAGCACACCATCAATATCTGCATCATAATACTCACGATCAAAACCCACTTTAGTTCCGCCTGTAGTCGCTCCTACAAGCTCACCTAATTCTTTTACACTTTTAAATCCTTTGTACATGACACCAGGACCGATAACAAAATTATCTGTAGTCCCTTCACGGACACCATTAATTAATTTCCAGCTCATTTGTCCTACCCCCTAATACAAGTCCGTTCGCATGGTTCGGACAAGAAATTTCGCATTTATATGAATGATAGATGGGTCTTCATCCGGTACCGGCAGTTTCCCTGCACGATGTATAGAAAGTATCCCATCATCTTTTAAACCAACTTCTCTATCTAGTAACTTCTCAATACGTGTAGCAATTAACTTTGCCTTATCATAATCCCCATTATCACAATACACATCGAAATTTAGAATCATACGATCTATAATTTCAACGTCATCCGGATTATTTGCTTCAATTCTTATAACTGCATAAGGCATGTTCATATCATCTTGTGCGGTTTGGAATGTAAGAGCAGGGCCTTTGTCCTCGCCTTCACCATATTCTGATAGATTAGCTTTTATTATTTCATCGTTCTCTACAAGCATTCTAATAGCTGCAATAGCGTTAGACATCTATTACCCTCCCATCATTCTTTTAAGTTCTCTACGTTCTTTTTCAAACGCTTTTAATAGGAATGGACGGGCTTCCATATGACTTGTACCAGTTTCAAGCCATATTGCTTTTTTCAAATCGCTTCCTACTGCGCCTAACACTTCCGATTGTGATCGTTTGACATTATACTTAATCGAATTTAATAAATCCCCGGTACGAACAGCAGGTGCTTCACCTGGTTTAGAAGCGGTATATTTACGACTTGTATGAGGTATTTTGTATTGCTTACCGCTACGGCTACCTGTGAGATTCTTCTTAACTTGATTTTGCAAATGAATAGATGCTGCTGTGACCTTTTCAACACACATAGCGTTAATATGTGTCTTTACTTGCTCCATATTGCTTGAGTACTCAATTTCTACTGAATTCGCCATATATAATCATACCTTTTCGCAATAAATCTCAATGTGATGATTCATAAATGCAGGATTACGCGGTTCGCCTTTTACTTCAAACATATAATCAACGCCTAATTCTTCACTTTTGAAATGGATACGATCATTAGGTTTAATTTTGTAAGAAGCAGGTGCATATATCTTAAAGGTTGTATCGAAATTTTGTTTATCACGCTTGAACCTCTCATTATCAGCAGCAGAATTAGTTGTTACACGGCAAATCATCTTCTCGTAAACGTCCTCTGGTACTTCTGCATAGTTACCAGCGGATTGCTTCTTTTTCTTTTTTCGTTTTACAACTACCTCATGAATATATAAATCATCCATTCCACCATCATCGAAATACATTTCGTTCATGTGGCCATCACCGGCTTAACTCTTGCTCTAAAACCTTTTAAACCATTGAGTATCTTATTGTTTGTAGCTGGTTCATCTAACGTTTCTGGGCTAATCTGGTACGAATAATCACCAATACTCTCCGATGTCTTCATACCTTTTCGTTGTAAGTTAGCACGAACTACTGCAGAAACAACCAAATCAATAATACATTTCTTCATAAGTACTTGCAGATCATCATAATCTTGTATCTTATATTCAAATTCATATAACTGATTTTCGGATAAACCATAAACAATACGCCCATTTACAGTAATAGAATCGGTCATATCTTGTTTAGAACTAACATGAGTTACTTTTGCTATAGATTCAGCAGGAAAAGAAAGCCAAGCTAGTTTACTTGTTTGGATGATTTCTTTCATCGGCTTCTCCGGTTTTACTCGTAAATACTTTCTAGCAATAACCGCATAGTAATCTATTAGTTCTTGAATAACTGTATCAGGCATCTTCTGTACATTTACGCGGTCTTTAATGTCCTGCAAGGTAATATCCATTATGTTTCTTTCTCCTTCTTATCGACTTCTTTTACAAGTTCAAAATGTCCAGTACTTACAAGGTAATCAGCTTTATCATTTGCTATTGTTTCTTCTTGTCCATTCTTGAACTTTTGTCCATAAGCGGTATAAGTACCACCTAATCGCAGCGTAACTACTTTCATAATTAACACCCCTTTCACGAATGTAAACTAATTATTAAAAGTTTACTTTTTAACACGTTTTTGATATCCAACATATAGTACTATGAGCATTCACAATATAGCCTAGGTCATTGCTGTGTTTTTTCTCATTGAAAATACGAATGTAAACTAATCAATGAAAGTTTACATTCGTATTGTTGGTTTTATTGGTTCTGTCTCGTTTTCCGTTAAAAACAAGAAAACATTAAAAAAGTATACATTCAAAACCCTAATAACAAAGGGTTTATTCCCATAAAAATACGCCTGGATATTAAGCTCCAAACGTATCCGGAATATTTGTTAGGATTGCTACTGCATCCATTTCCTGAATTACAGCATCGTCATCAAAGTGAATTACATAGAATCGTTTATCTTCCATGATTGCAGTTTCACCTTCTGTTGTTTTACGAACACGAGTATCGTAAGTGTTAACTGCAATAAAGTTACGTGGATCAGCAAGAACAATAATGTCATCAGATAATGACGGTACCTCTGCGATTCCATATCCAAGAGGTTTATTTACCTGGTCACCTGCTCCTAATAAAGCAGCGTCGCCAGCTCCTGTTGGACGCTCTGTTAAATACTCCATCCATTTTTCTTTACGTGTAGGGGACATAATCCAACGTAAATTTCCGTTTTTATATTTGTTAGGGATAGCACCAGATAAAGCAAACATTGAATGTTTACCGAATCCTTTCGCAATCTCTGTTTCGCCTGTTTTAGATACTAATTTAGCATGATCAATGATATGAGATTCTTTTGACGTCTTGATTTTTTTCAACCATCCGTCATTAATATTTAAAAATGGATCAGAAGAAGATCTATCACCATTCCAATGTAAATCCTCCAAGTCAATACCAGTCTGAGTTGACATGAGGTACATCACAGTATCTTCGAAATTTTCTCCTTCAATATTTTCACGCAGAGTTTCTTCAGTGATTTCCCATGGTAACCGAACAGCTTCAGTGCTATATTCAATTTTTGAAGTTTGAACATTTGCACGGTATTTATCATCGGTATTTTCTGTTTTCTTACGAAGAATACGGCCACCAATAGCAATTTTGTCTAACTCACCTTGCTTGGCTTTACGCATTTCTTTTCGGTGTAACTGCGAGAATGGTGTTGAATCAAATGCCATTCGGAAGAATTCCTTGCTCTGCTCGGGATTTAGTAATCCGCTAGAAAGGGAACCTGTTGAAATAGTTTTTTCGATTTTTGATAAACGTTTCATTAAATCTTGATTGTTCATTGTGCTCATATTAATAATTCCTCCTTATATTACAAGTTAAGATTTGCGAATACAGATTTTTTAATTGGTTGTTTTCCTGGTGTGAACTCTTCATCCGGATCTAAACCTTTACGGATAGAAGCAGCATTTTCGATACTTTCAAGTCGCTTTGTAATCGGTTCTAGTGCTTTTTGAATGACTGCTGCAGCTTTTCCTTCCTCTGTTTGCTCTTCTGGCGTCGGTTCTACCTCTTCACCATTCACCTGCTTTTCAATCTTTTCTAACTTAGTAGCTAGTGGTTCTACTGCTTGTTTAACAATCTCTGCAATATCTTCTGCTTTCATTTCATCTTCCTCCTGTGGTGAAGCAGCTTCTTTTATTTCAGTAATTAAAGCTAATGCTTCATCTAATTTTGTATGATTCTTTTGAGATAATACTTTCCCGGCTTTTTTTATGTTTTCTAAAACAATGCTTTCTGCTTGTACACTGCCTTCTGATTTCGCAATGGTATAACCACCTTTAATAGAAGAAAGTATGTCCTTCATATCATCAAGAGCAGCTACCATACGATCGATATCGGGATTACTTTCCCAAATCTCCCAATAGAACACATCTTCAAACAAATTAAATACAGCTCGTAAATCACGCTTTTGTTTTTCATCAATAAAGCGGTCTTTTACTTCGCCTTTTGTGATTTTGTGAGTTTCACCTTTAACGAAATCTAACATCTTTCGAATAAGACCTTTATCTTCATGAGTAAAATCATCGGTCTTGGCGATTTCTACTCGTTCACCAAATCCACC